TGTATAGATATTGGAAGGTGAGTTAAGTAATTCTCTAACAGTGTAGTAGAAATAACGTTCAGCGGAGTTAGTTGGAGTACCGTAGATTAAATCAAGATCCTGACGAGAAGAAATTTGAATAACTTCATCTATTGGTCCTTGATTAGCAAAACCTGTAACAAATACACTTGTACCATAATTACTTGGTGCAATTAGTGATAAGTCTTTTTCTACTATCTCCACCCCGGGAGAATTAATTGTGAGTGTAGCCATATAAGTATTTATGGACTCTCGAAATATTTTTTACTAAGTATTCAGTAATTCGACATGCATCTGAGAGTATACAAACACAAACCCACTAACTATCTCAGCGCCGTCTTGGTAGTTGTAATCGATTGTATCAACTGATGTAGGAAATGCCTTTGTGTAGGTAAATTTAATGATTTTGTTGTCAAATTCATCAAGTCCGTATATCGTTAAATCTGTTTGATAATCACTAAAATTACGATCAACTTGTATATTACTAGCATTATATCTACCTTCAGTCTGATCATGTAGTAAGTTTAACCATTGATAGATTGTCCAATAGTTATTATACTGATTATCTACTGCAAATTTAATGTTAACAGGTGGATAAGAATTCTTGGAGTTAGAAGACACATATAGTGTATTACCTGCATATCTATTTTCAATAGCTGGTACAGTAATCTCAGGTACAACTGTGCCGAATATAGAAAACTGTACAGAATCAGGTACTATTGATGTTTTTTCACGATTGCTATTGAATGGCTTTGAAAATGTCTTTAAGATAGGAGGAACATCAAATACTAGAAGGAATTTATCATTTCTAGCTTTGTTTAGAATCGATTGTTGATTAATGTTACTCATATTTTAACCACCCGTCTTGTTTTAACCATTCCATTTCAGAGAATTGATCACTTTGACCCATACCGAACACAATCGGTGTCATGTTAATATTATTTATCCCTACAACCTCAAAATCATTGTATATAGATGTTGCTTCTTCAAATAAGCTTACTCCAAAATCCATAGGCTCCAAAGAACACGGCTTACCATGGTCATCTAACTCTAATATCTCGAAATATCTCTCAGTTAGTTCCTTTTCAAGTATATACAATCCATATATCAAGGACATAACACGGTCATCATGATAACCACCCTTTGCTTTCCATGTGCCATTAGGATAACGAACAAAATCCTTTAACTCTTTCAGTGTATCAATGTCTTGTATAGTTACACTACGCATATCATTGATGAAATAGCGCATATTCATAACACCCTTATATTTCGTGTTAGTGTGCGCTATCATACCCATCTGAGGCTTAACTCTATTAGCAGTCTTAGCACCATATGACACGACTTTTTCGTATCCCATGTCAAACGCTAATCTATCGACTACTTGAGCACCGCAGTTATTTCTTTCGATTAAAGCTAAGGGTGATCCCCAATTACGTAATATAGTGTGTAGTTTATTTGCGAACTCAAGTGGTGGTATGTGTCTATCATGATAAATAGCTACTTGTTTCATGTCTCTAACATCGGTTATATCAAGTATTTGTATAACCGATGCATCTATACCTACACCTTAAGAAACGTCAACACCTGCAACATACACTCTTGATGGATCTGGCTCCTCCCATATCTTATAGTTACCTTCATCAAGAATAATCTTAGGTTCAGTACATTTTTGTGACATCTCCAAGAACAGCTCTGCATCAATAGATGACTCTCCAGTAGATAAGAACTGACATTCGAATTCTTGGAGCCAGTCTTCTGCAGATCCTAGGGTTTTTTTAGTTGTTTCTGCCCACTTTTCATCTCGTCCTGGTACCTCATTCCAAAGTATCTTATCATGCATCCACCCATTCTCACCTTTTTCTGCACCATCGTATAGTTTGTAGAAAAGATTATCTGTTCCGTTTGCTGTAGAACAAACAAATATTTTTGATTTTTTTGAAGAAGATATAATAGGGAATACTGATTTCCAGAATTCACTCATCAAATGAGGTTCTATATGGCCCATCTCATCAATAACAACACATTGATGGCTTAATATGCCGTTGGACATATAAGTGTGTGTTTCATCTACTTCAAGTAGTTCGTAAACCTTTCGATCGTTAGATATATACTGTAGATCTGTTACAGTTATTGAACCGTATAAAATGTCTCCGATTTTGAGACTTCTTGATAAAATCTCTTCATTTAATTCACTAATTAATTTATGATCTAGTGTACACATTAGACTAAATCCCTTATCAGTCTTAATATGAATTTTTTTTGAGTTATTACCAACTATTAAACCTTTAAAATCCTTAAATCCATGCTCAGTTAATACTTGAAACCTACTATTTTTATAACATTTGTGATTTTTTATGTTCATTGCTTATTTGCTCTATAGGTTCCGTTTGATTTAAGCTTTCCATTTCCACGTAAATATCCTTCTGGAATAAAAGTTTCATTATTAACACGAATTGCGACACCTGTCTCAGGGTTATAGCAGTACAATCCACCTTTACCACTTCTACGTTGACTGACTTCAGGATCCTTCAAAGTCTCATTAATAGCATCTCTAATGTTAAGACATGCTTCTTTACTTCTTTTCGTTCCTCGATGAGTATCTGCAGTTTTTTTAATCTTATCAGGATTTAAATTAATTTTATTCATCCGATCTCGATGTTTATCAGGATTTTCTACAATCCATTTCTTTATACCAATACTTATTTTAGATCGTCTGTTTGGGCATCTAGCAACCTCAAGCATCCTAAGTTTAAATTCACTATCCTCTTGAAATTTCTTTTTTCGATCCTCCGACATTATTTTTCTAAAATCATCAGACCATAAACACTTACCGCATCCACCAGTTTTTATATTGTAGTTAGTATCTTCATTAATAAATTTATCTGTAACAAGAAAAGCTTCGTACTCTAACGCCTCTTTATATGTGTCAAAAAATTGAAGTATTTCTTTTATAAAGTATTCTCTACCATGTAAACCTATCGCTCTTTTTAAAATAGTACCGCTTCCCATATAGTTGTCATCAAGATTATCTGTTCGATGTACACCTATGTACGTTTTATTATTCAAACTACATGTAATTTTATAAACGTAATTAAATTTACAATTGTCATTAGGACTGTTTTTTGTCATACAGGTATTTAGTGTGTAACGTGTTATTATTGACGAATTCGCTCAGCTGATAAAGATTGGTATTAACTCTTCACCGGATAGCATTGATTCAAGATCCTCCATACTACAATTAAATACTCTATCTGTTTTTTTGTCTTTAAGAGTTATAACCGTTTCACCATCAACGCAGTTTACAGATTGACCACGAGCAGCTGATCCAGTTGTTGTAGAAATACCTATCCTACTACCATTGTCTAATGTCATAGATGTTTTACCCCACTCCTTAACACCAGGTTTTAACCATTCCGGAAGCTCTTCGAATGCTAAGCGTACACGTTGGAAGATTTCAATAGCGGTTGCTTCTTTGTTAGCAACAAGTAGTATTCGTTGATCATTATTAAAACAAGCTTGCCATAACACATAAATAGTCATAATCGTACTATTATGTGTAGGTATATAATGTTTACCTGCAAGAAATAAATTATCATCGCTATCCACTGTTATGCATCTAACAGGTTGTGATTGAATTAACTCAACTTTCTTAATATAATGCCATTGTGCTCTCAGCTTAGTATCATTTTGTCTATCTCTATGTTTTATTCGCGCTTTTTTAAAACTCAGATAGCATACGTCTTCTATAGGTGTAAATGTTATGGATTTTGCTGGAGAACACTCTACACCGTTAAGTTTAGGTATATATTCTTTTTCTGTAACTTTATAACCCAAACTTTCTACTAATTGTCTTACTTGGTCAACAAGTGTTTTATTTGTATTATAAAACTGACAAATACCTGTTTTAGCTATATAACCATCACTATCTATTAAACCTCTCAACAATTCCAATCTTTGCTCTCTACTTGACAAAAAGTATTCTTCAGGAATATGCTTATTTTTTAATAAATTGGATTGCTTTAGTAAAGCTGATAAACTCTTTGTTTTAACACCTGTGTGTACCGTGGGTCTTAGTGTGTAGACCTTTGTTCTATACTCCTTTACAATAAGTTTATCGAATTGTTTATCGTTTTGAAGTCTATCCGCTACTTCTTTTATATCTCGAGAACCGACAGTAATACTACCACTTGCTGATGTACCGTCACCTAACCATAAACCTAAAACATAGGGAGATATAGGCAGTTCTTTATGAACACCATCTATACCTGTAATACATGTGGGTATTCTATGATTCGGTTCATTTCCATATGTTTTAAGATTATCCAGTATTTCTTTCGTTGTTCTCACGGCTCCTGGTATATTATGTCTTCTATCATCTCTTGTTTGTGTAAACCATAAATGTTCGCTATCAGCTATTATCTCTTCATTATTATCAAAAGTCACTTTGTAACATTCTCTATCATATAGCACATCATGAGCTTTCACAACATTACATTGCTCACCATTTAACCCATAAACCCTATCACCATCTCTTAATTCACCCATCGTTGTCCAGCCCGATGGTGTTGGTATCGGTGTATCTAGTGCTAATGCTTTTCCAATCTGGCGACTTGCCAATAAAATAAAGAACCTATTATCTCTCATCTTACGAATAGCTCGCTTTTGACAAGAGTGCAATTTAATTTTTTCGCGACCACGATCAAGATTAACAATGTAGAAAAAGCTTTCTGCAAAGTATAAGATACTATCTTTTACCTTTTTAATCTCCTTTATCATCCATGGCTCATATGCGATTTGTGCATCTGCAGCAGGTAAATTAGGGTTACCTAGATAGTATTTCGTTTTATCGGAATTTTTAGACATGGTCTGTATAAATATATATATGTCTAAACATAATGATGTTTATAAAATTGGTGATGTTTATGGTAATATGTTAAATAACGTAAAGCGTAAACTCGTATCTGAAGGAAAAGTCGGTCCAAAAGTTAAGCCCGGTCAAATCGGTGATGTACCGTTAGTAAAAGGTGGACCTGTCGATACCTCCGGGTATATGAAGGATCCAATCGATAAGAAAGGTAAAAAGGCGGGTGAAAACTTGTATAATATCGATGACCTTTCACAAGATGAAGAAGTAGTTGATTCAGCGTTCGCAAAAGCATTTAACTCTAAAGGTAAAAAGACTAAGTTAACTGGTGACGAAGATGAAGAAACTCCTGTAAAAGTTCAAAAAATTGCTCAAAAAAGCCTAAATAATTTTATGAAAAAGAAATCTATCTTTGATAAACTCTACGAAAACGTAATGTCTGGCGGTGGTCCACTTGGTGGAAGCTCTCAACCAAATCACGATAATGGCATGGATGATGACGCCGAACTTGATGCTCTTGGCATTGAAGGTGAAGGTGAAGACGATTTTGGTGGTGAAGGTGAAGAAGTCACATTTACACTAGATCGTGAAACTGCTCAGAAGCTAATCGATGTTCTTCAGGCTGCTATTGGTGGTGGTGATGAATTCGGTGATGAAGATACCGACATGGGCGAAGATCTTGACGAAGAAGGCAGTGACGAAGAAGGTAGTGACGAAGACGAGCAGTCTTTCTGGGACGAAGACGAAGAGGAAATGGGTCACGCTGGTGTAAATGCTAAAGAGCCTAACATGGGCAAGAACAACAAGGTTGGTAACCTAAAGGTTCAGTCTGGTCAAGCTCAGTATAAGTATACCGATAAGGTTGGCAACGATGGTGATTACGGTCA